CTTCGAAAAGGAAGTCTATAAGTTCTTTGATGAGCTTCACATCTTGCATTTTGAGGAGGTGCTTGCTGAGAGGATATTGCTGGGCTATTTCGTAATGTCATCTGACTTGGAGAAGGAACTCTACGTGACAATCGATGATGAGGCAAAGCGTCTTGTGAAAATGGCTTTCTTCTGGAGAGACCAAATCAGAAAAGGAACAGAGTTTGCTCAGATAATCTCAATCTTGCGTGAACATGGAGGCTCGATGTACCTCGAGCATCTCAGGGAGAGGCTGCTGGACTTCGGCATCGACTACGCTAAGTCGACTAACCTCATCTACACTCTTTGTCGAAACAGGATTTTGAAGTTGCAGGAAGGGAAGGTGAGTCTGCGTTGAGCATAGTGTCTGTGTATCTACCTGAGTGGATTATCGAAGAGTTGAAGAAGCGAGGCATCGAAAATCGCTCAGCACTTGTAAAGAAGCTTCTCGAAGACTTTCTTGAGGGCATCCACGTGTCGTCTTACACTATTCAACAGTTGAGAGAAGAGATTTCTCGCCTCGAAGCTTCAATCTCTGCTTTGAGGGCTCACTTGAAGGAGCTTGAGCAGAGAAAGTCTCTTCTTGAAGAAAAGTTAAAGGAGGAGGAAGAATTGTATCGTAAAATTGAGACGAGTAAGAAGGTGGCTGCAATCATCTCTGAGATAAACGAGATTCTGGTTGCCATGAACTTCGATGTGGATGCTGCTTGGCCTCTTTGTGAAGCACTTTGTGCCAAGTTAACTAAGCTTGGATACTCTGCTGACAAGAAGTGGCTCGAAGAACAAGCGAAGCGTCTGCGTCTATGGTCTTGAATATAACAATGAGTACCTTCTATGTTTACATGTGATGTCGGGCATCATAGTTGGTTTTAGAGAGAGAACATTCTTCGAAAACTTACACAAGACACTCTACGGCAAGTGCCACACAAAATATTTGACTGGCTCGTGTCCAGCAGGAGAAACCGTAGAAGTACTGTCAATCGAAGGAAGAGGCGTCGTAGTCTTGGTTAGTGTGAGTATAGATGGACGTGCAGCTTCTGCCGCCGCTCATGACAGCAGAATCATAGTTGAGAGCGACGGCGAAACAATAGAACATGTCTCGCCTTGGGAAGTGCATGAACTCCAGTGGGGCGACTTCGGAAGATACTCACAGAAAGCCTTCATACATAAATGGGATGACAGCAGCTACGTGTACAGCATGTGCCTCGAACTAAACCATTCATTCAAAAATGGCTGCAAAATCAAGTTTAAAAACGGAGACGCTTCAAACGCGGTTGACTATAGAATGTTAGTTATGTGGAGGGAGCTTGAATGAAACGGTTAATGTTGTATAGAGGTGACACGCCAACCTTGGAGTTTACAGTCAAAGACCTTGAGGGCCAGCCAATCGACTTAACCGAATGGCAAGTCTTCTTCGCCGTCAAAATCGGAGAGACAACCGTGTTGGAGAGAGAATGTGAAGTCTGGAACCCTCCCGAAGGCAAAGCAAGAGTCACTTTAACCGCTTCTGACACAGATGCAGTTGGCGTCGGTGTTGGAGAGCTTGAAGGCCGGAGGAATGGTGAAGTTAGAACGTTTGGCCAGATACTTGTAATGTTCCTAGAGGATGTGAGAAAATGACAATAGAAGTGAAATCGGTTTCAAGTAGCTCACCATTCGAAGAAACTGTAAGGCGGATACTAAGAGATGAACTTGGGAAATACTATTACAAGCGTATGGGCTTCGGCGACTTCGAGTACAACATACTGTTCTACAAGTATGGCTACATGCCTCACTTTGCTGAGCATGTCGTAGACCCACGTGATGGAAGAGAAAAACTGATGATGGCAGACCCACATATTCGACGCTCAGCATTCATATACGACCTGAGGAACAGGGAGATTGAGTGGGAGTTTACGGTTCCAGGAACCACTATGAGCAGTAATCCCCACGTCGCTCGAATGCTACTTGAGGACGTGCCCGACATTGGAGCGGAGGCGGGCGACATCATCTGTGCAGACAGAGATAATAGATGGATTCTGATTGACAGGGACAAGAAAGAAGTGAAATGGACTCTTACTCAACCTGACGCTGACTGGGCACATGACATTTTGCTGGCGAAAGACAAAGCAGGCTTTATCATCACCAACTATGGAGAGGATTTTGTTAGAAAAGTGGGGTTCGACGGTTCGGTGATTTGGGAAAGAGCAGACATAGGAGACCCAGCCAAGATTAGTGTGGTTGAGGGCACAACGACCTCTGGAGGACATAGCAACAGCTTTGGAGGAGACTATTTAGTCGCAGGCAACTGGGAATCTACTGGCGTCTACGAGCTAAGAGACAGCGACGGAGAGATTGTCTGGCGTGCAGGCGCGTTTGGAGGATTAAATGTGTTTTTCACGATGAAGCCACATAGTGCATTTAGACTTGGCTTAGTTGAGCTTGAAGGGAATCTTACAGTCATAGGGTTTGAAGCTGGTGGAGGAATAGTGGCAATCGACAGAAACTGTAGACCTAGATGGGGCTTCATGAAGCCACAAACTGACGGATTTCCCAAGTGGATTTACAGGCCAACAACTTACGGCTTAATGGAAACGTTCCACGTGTTTCCTACACTGTGGGGCACCGTAGGTGCAGTGGACGCAAGTGGCAAGTGGGCCAGCAAAGTCATCGAGATAACACACTGGCCTCGAAAGACGACACTCTGGTTCTGCTTGGCTCAAGACCATGACCCAGGCGATGAAGGAACCTACTACGACCCTCCCTTAGAAACTTTTGAGTGGGATGAGGTGTATATAACATTCATAAACCGAGGCGAAAATCCGTTAGACTATGAAATTCGAGGTACAAAGATGATGTTCTTAATTGAGGGCGACTGGCCTTCTCACTGGGACATGGTAGACTATGGAACTGTAGATAGTGGGGCAATAAAGAATGTAATAGTAGACTCGAAGTGGGTAGCACTAAGAGTCTTTGGAAAGCGAACAACAGCAGGGTCGGGCTCTAATTGGAAGATTATAGTGACATTTGTGAGGAAGTGAATCAGCCTTCAAGCCATTTGCATTGACTATCAACTCGGCAACTACTCCTCGTCATCCCAAATCAACACATTGACTCTCTTTCCGTGCAGCCGCCGTATCTTCTGCCTGAGTTCTTCCTTCTCTTCTTCGGAGAGAGGAGCATTGAACTCAACGTGAAGAGATGGCATAAATTTTCGCCGAATGACGACTGGCGTTCGGGGCATCACCTCTCTCACTAAGTCATAGAGGTCCCAAGTAATCCGCACATGTGTTCTACGTCGGGATTTGGAGCCTTCTGCCATATCTCCTCCCCCTCACTATTGGGTTACACATCTGGGCAGGGTAATTTGAATCGTCAGTCTTCAGGTAAAACCTAACAGTAACCTTCTGATTATACGCACCAATCTTAGTTACAGCTTGCTCGACGTCAGTCCAGTCTGTATTGGTAGTCGAAGTCTCATAGACAGTCTCCTCTGTCCCATCGCCCAACTGAACGGTCACCTTGAGGTAGCATGTGGGCACTTCACGTCACCTCAAATTGCACAGTAGTTTTCAGACCCAGGTGGCGCACTACTCCCACCTCCGCCCTCAGGTCCCACTCGAATGGACGCGGCCACCTTAGTAATAGCGTTTTTCACGTCGTCGACAGCTTCAGCCACGACTTCCCACACTTTAACATATGACGTCGATGATGTTTCAAACATTGTGTCAGTGGTGACATAAATTCTATCGCCGGTAGTTCCAAAGTCTGGGTCAGCCTTCTCAGCTGGAATTCCAGGCAACAGCCTTGGAGGAGCAACTTTTGTGGGATAGTCTAAGCCAACAGGAACATGGCCATGCGTCCATGTAGCACCGTTTACTGTGCCGTCGTTGTTCTGGCCGGAGTAGTCAAACACTTTTGTCCCCTCGCCTTCGTCCAGCTTCAGCCACAAGACGAGTCCGTCTCTGACAGGGTTGTCTGGATGCAGGTAGTTCCACTGAATCTCATCTTCGGAAAGGGCTCTGTTGTAGAACAGCACTCCTACGATAACGCCATTCCAGTAATCGCCTCCCGCTCCTCTCTTGCCTAAGCAGAAAGGATGCGATTGGGTGCTTACCGCGTCGGTGTAATCGTGAGACGCAACTAACTTGCCATCAATGAATGCTTCAATCTTTCCAAGCTCAGCGGAGGAGTACCTTATGGCTATGTGGTGCCACTTGCCCCAAGTAACAGAACCACCAGGCGTATCAAAGTAGCCAGTCTTCAACTCAACTCGGAGAAAGCTGGAGTCAACGAAGAGAATGTCGAAGCCCCGATTGTCGGGGTCGCTAAGCCAGTCGCCTCCGATATGTGCTTTGCCAGCCTTCTCACTTTCTTGTCGAACCCACGCCATGAATGTGACATTATAGGGGTCGTAGAAGCCTTGGGAAAGCTCCACAAAGTCGTCCACTCCGTCAAAGCTGAGTACGGGTCTCAGGCCCACACCAGGCTCGGCTATGGCTGAGGCTTTTAGGAAGCCGTCTTCTGTCAGGCATGGATACCTCGGCTTGCCTTCGCCGTCTTCGAAGGGCCTGGTTCTACGTTGTCTCTGCTGGATTTCTTTTATCAGGTCTTCTATGCTCGTTTTCTTGGAGCCCGCAACAAGTTTAACGTAAGATTCTCGAATCTCTATGTCAGATACTTTTAGTGTGTATGTGTTTCCTTCAAAGTTGAAGGAGATGGTGTCAAGTGGCTTCAAAAGCTTGGACATGTAAACGTTGTGGTTAATCATGAGTTCACATGTTTTGGCAGGTTCTTTGTATTCTTGTATGATAGCGTTTGCTATCTGTTGTAGCTCTGTCTCGCTTCCGACAAGTGGGATTTTCAAGAGATGTTCTCTTGCACCCCATTTGCTGATGCTGTCTGAGTCTTCGACACAAACGTACACTGACTGTAGTGTGGGGTGGCAGATATTGCCAATGCATTTGTACTCCCATTTCTTGCTGTATGCGTGGACACGGTTGATGACTGTCTCGACATCGTTTTCTATCTTTGCCACAACGCAGGAGACTGTGCCTTTGTCTTGGCCTGACTGGATGATGTAGAGCTTATCGTCATCGAAGTAAAGCGTTGCGTCGAGTCTGTCAGCTATCTTCTGAAGGGCTGACATCTTATTGTCGTTGTCGAATTCAACGGTGATGGTGTCGGATGGGCACGAGCCAATTGAAAAGCCTGTTCCTGAAAGGATGTCAGAGACAATTGCGTCAGCAGCGTCTGTCTTCTCGAATTTAAGTTTGGGCGGAGTGGTGGAAGAGTCTACGTATAGAAGTCCTGCCAGCTTCTTGGCTTTGGCCCATAACACTGTCTTCTTCGAGACTACGTCCATATAAGCAACGTAAAGGTTCTGCAGATGTTTGCCTTCAAGTTTAAGCTCGACTTCCTTGCCAAGTGAGAGTTGCTTGAAGACTTGCAAGTCTGTATAGCCCTCAACTTTCAACACGCCGTCAACGTATTTTGCAGACTTGATTGTAAAGCGATGTTCCTTGCCGTCTATAACGATAGAGGCTGTCATACTTTCACCTGCCACAAATCTAATCTACAAACATAATACTTGGGCGGCTTCTTAACATAGTCAAACCTCTGGCAATAATAGAAGCCCTTAATGACTCCATCGACCCACAGTGGCTGCTCAGAGTCAAGCTCAACAAGTGTCTCCAAGTCAGAAACAATCGTGTCGTCATCCAAGACGTACTCAAGTCTGTAAACAAGCTTGTCGACACCTATGTTGACCAAGAGTGGATAGGCCTGGAAGATGGGCGTGGCCTGCATCTTGCGGCTAACAGTCTTAGTCACACTCTTAGGCTCCCAAGGCATGTCAACTATCTTGCCAGACGTGAATGGCTCGTATAGCCACTCAAGTGTGCCAGTGTATGAAACAGGGTTGCCAGAGACGTCGTCTGGAGTGCCTTCTCCTTTGATGAACCTGACGTAGGCCACTGCTCCTGAAGGAGGGCTGTGAGGCGACTTGAAGAGACCCTCCACTTCACTGTCGCTTAGAGCGTGGTCGAAGAAGATGCACTCCGCAACCTTGTCGTTGAGGTTGCCCCAGTGAGAGCCTGTACCAGCACCAATTCTCCAAATAGATGAGGTGCCTACCACGCTGTATGAATAGTCTTGTGAAGCGGCCAGCACTCCATCTACAAACAACTTCAACACAGAACCGTCAAACGTGAAGGCAAGGAAGTGCCAAGCATCGTCGAGCACGCTAACGTTTCCAACAATGCTTGTCTTGACTGTGCCTTGGTCTGTGAGCTGAGCTTCGGGCTTGCCATCGCTTCTCACACCAAGGCCTGAACCAGCGCTTCCATCAGAGTCTAATGCACACAAAGTTCCGTAGTTTGTTCCTCGAAGCCAGCCAGCAAAAGTAAATGCACTGTAAACAGCATCTGGAACGTCAACGTCAACTCTCGCATTCGTGAGCTTGCCAATCCATCTGTAGGGAGCACCTCTAAACCTCATGCAGAGACACCTCTCACAGCAGACGCGACTCGACTCGACACTTCATCAATGAACCTCTCAAAGTCAAGCTCTTCACTCAACGTGATATTTTCAAATGTCATGTTGATGTTGATGGGAGTGTAACGTGGGGCAGCCATTCTTCTCTCAGGAGCAGCAAACTCAACTCTGCCTGCTGGCATAGAAACGCCTCGAAGCTCTCTTCTGATGACCTGGACAGTCTTGTGAGTGGTGGCGTGAAGATTGTTGAGGTGTCTGATGGCCTGAGACACAGAGTCTCCTATAATGTGGGCAAAGCAAATATTCTCTTTAAGCCAGTCGAGAACCTTCTTGAAGCCCTCTTTGACTTTGTTTATCATGTCGATGAGTTGCTGAAGCCAGTTGAGTGCTCCTTGGAGAGAAGTAATGATGCCTGTGACGGCCACAGAGACTGCATTCTGGATTGCGTTCCAACAAGAGTTGACAAAGTTTCTAAACTGTTCATTTGTTTGGTACAGCCGGACGAGGATTGCAATAACAGCAGCGATTGCCGCTATGACCAAAACTATCGGATTAGCTGCTAAGAAGTTAAACACACTGCCAAGAATCTGGAAGCCATAGCTGACTCCTTCAACGATTTGCGGCAGGTTCATTAACACTGAGCCAAGAGCATCGACTGACGAGGCAACAGCAGTTATGACTGGCCCCAGCATGTTAAATGCCAGCATAATGGATAGTATCTGTGGCCCCAACATGTCATACAAGACTGAGAAGAGTTTGGCACACATCTCAGTGAATGTTGCGAGTGTGGTCGTGATTTCAGGCAAGACTGGAATGATAGCCTCGAGAGCGCCTCCAACATGCTCGAAGGCTTCGGCGAATGCAGGAGCAAGCTCTGCCACATGTTCTCTAAGCGTCTCAGCTAAACTCGTCAAGACGTCAATGATGCTTGGAATGACAGGCAAGAAGGCTTCGATGAATGAAGAGGCTGCACTAAAGATTGTCTCTGCCAGTCTCTGGAAGCTCTGCGAAAGTTGCTCTATTGGTGGGAGTGCCTCTACAAGGCCAGACAAGTTGCTTACAAACTGCTGTAGTGCAGGCACAACTGCTCCTGCAATGGCTCCCACGAGGTCTGAGAGCCAGTCTAACACAGGAGAAGAGGCCAATTCAAACAGAATGTTTACGAGGCTTTGAATGTATGGCTGAAGTCCCTCAGCGATGGCAAGGGCGACTGCAAGTAAAGTTGCTTGCCAAGCCTCGAACAGTGCTTTTACCTGTGGTCCAAGCTGTACGAGGCCTGCCATTATAGAAGACAATTCTTGCATAGCCACAGAAGACAGCATACCTGTTACTTGAAGCCAACCAAGAGCCTCAGCTGCACTCTGGAGGCTCTTTGGAAACTCAGCCACTTTCTTGAGGAAGCCAACGAAGATGCGTACGACTCTCTTGACGAAAGTCCTAAGCCTCGTGTACCATTGCCTCGCGAATGTTACCATACGTTTCATGTGGAATGTGAAAATCCATCCGACAACACCCATTTGCCAAGACAAGCGTATGAAGAAGCGGCCTACAGAGCTGACACGGCGGCCCACTTCTCTGAACTCGCCTTCAATGCCTCTCACGACAGGAGCAATGGTTTCAAGCTTTCTACGAGTCTCGGTGCTTCTCTGGACAAAGTCTTTGGCAGTTATGGCACCTTCAGCATAAGCCTCGTGCAGCTCCCAGAGATGCTTCTTAAGCTCGTCATATGCTCTCTTGGCAGGAACATAGCGTACAGCAGAGAGCTCCTGCATTCTACGTTTAACCCGCTCATAGGCGTCGACCAGCTCTTCTCTCCAACGAAGGATAATGTTGATTACCGCTTCAGCCATGAGGGCCACCTCAGATACTTTCTACGGATACGGTCGGCAAGAGACTCGGGCTCGGCTTGTTGGCTCAGCACCATCGCGTCGAACAGCAGTCTAATGTAGATTGGAGCCTCAAGTTCAAGTAAGTCGCTGGGCCTTTGGCCAGTCATGACTGCTACTGCCCCTGCAAGCTGCCCTATAGGCGACTCAGCGAAAGGACTTAAGCTTTTCCAAGGCTTCCTCTGTAAGGCCGCTCAGCTTCAAGATTTCCATGAAGAGGACTTGCTGGTCGACGGCAGACAACTCGTGAACAGAAAGCCTGTTCTTGCTTGGCTTGTCACTCAGCTTAGGCTCGACGACGCATTCAAGCAAGACGACTGGTATCTTTTCAGTAAACTTGGAGAAGTCGACTGGCTCGCCAGGCTTTGCTGGAGGGGCAGCCTTCATCAGCTCGTTGAAGGCTGTCAAAGTAAGTTTGCGTATCTTAAACTTAAAGCCACTTGGAACCTCCACAACCTTGTACAACTGTTTACGATACTCTTCGGCGAACGTCATGGCTCACTCCTCGTAGTGTAAATCCATATGGACAAAGGCGCGCCTACATCGCCTATCTTGGATGCTGCTTTGAACGATATTCTCTGCACAACCCGTTCTCTTCTGGTGAAATGGACATCGCTTTCGGTGTAGTAACATCTGCTTAGAAAGATTTTCATACAGTGACGCTCAAAATCTGCAACAGTAGAGCCAGTTTCGTCTCCGTATATGTAAACCTCCAAAAAGCAAGGAGAAACTTCTTGCTGTGGCTCTGAACCTCCAAGGAAGCTCTGATATTCGTCCCAGTCGGAAAATTGTATTTCTATCTCACCAGAAACCTCGACTCCCTGAGTAAACATATTTGGCAGCTCTAAGCTTCCGAGCACATGAGCATCGTCTGCAACCGAGTTTTCAATTGTTAAACGAAAAGCCTGTACTTTTCCAGGAATCTCTGTGCCATCCTTTTTCACAACAACGGTAGAAGGGTACCAAGGTTTTTCTTCAGCTGGAGAGCTACCACCTCCAGTGCCGACTTGTACCTTAGCTCCCAGAATGCCTACGGTGGCGGCTACAAGCTCTCTAGCCACCATAGATATCTCTAGTCTTCTCACTACAGCTCCAAGGACTTTAAAGTTATAGTTGTCGAAGAAGATGTCGAACTCAGCAGTGGGAAGCTGGTCATCCGTTATCTTAATGTCATGTTTCCAAGCCGTTGGTGAAGTATCATCATCGGCCTCAGTTGAGGCAAGTCGTCCCATGGCAAGGTAAACTAATCGTAACGTTCCGTGTGGCGTCAAAATCAGGTCGATGTCTCCTTCGGCTACGTATGGGCCTCCAAGCATTGTATGGGGCGTTCTGTGCCAAGCCGACTCAAGCCACAGGTTTTCTCTTCTGACTGACACTGAGTGGCCAACCAAGTCGAGCCACAGGTCTGGCGTAGCTCCGCTCTTGAAGCTCGTCTCCTTGCCTATCCCAAGAACCCTCATCGTGTATCATTTCTGTGGGCACATGTATATCAATACAAGTGAAGGAGTGAAGGCTGAGGGATAATATAAGGGCTAAACATTAGCCTAACGCATGCTAAACGTCAGCTAAACGTTGCTTAACGTTAGTCTCTCACTGTGAGACAAACAACAGACAAACTGCCCCAATAGTTGAGCATCTCAGACACTCTCTCGAAAGGAGAAAACGACAAGACTTCCAAGTTGAGGCAAAGGCCACCCAAAGTCCTGTCTGCTGTGAGAGCCTCAGACACTTTGCATAGGTGAGACATGACAGCCTTCAAGCCTTCAAGCGGGTCGCTCTTTCTGTCGACAACTTGAATGGCAAACCTAAACCTGTATTCAGATTGAGTAGAGACTGGCCTCTGAGTGACCTCGGCTGGAATGATAAACGCTGATGGAAAAGCATCGACCCTCTCTTTCCATCCAATGTGGACTTCTTTGAAGACACCTGTGCCCTCGACAACAGACTTGATTTTCTCTACGAGAGACTGGTAGTAGTCTGCCAAGCTCATAGCTCATCCTCCAAAGCTTTTGACATAGTTGAGGGAGGCATGAAAGTCTCTTTAGTGCCAGACACAGCCTGCAAGACTCTTTCTGCGATAGTCCTCAAGTCCCTCAGACGCTCAACGACAGCAGGAGGAATCTCACCTGTGGAGCGCTCAATGACAGTTGCGTAGGATACAAGTGTAATCCAGGCGGCCTGCACTAAGATGGCATTCTCATAGTCTTCTGGAGGTGCCTCAACGCTGGCATATGCATTGACAATTGTCTCGGCAACAGAAATAGCCTTCTCTATGGTTTGGTCAGACACTAAGGAAGAGGGTAAGTCTGCAAGGAATGCCCTCACATCGCTTACTGTAACCATGTCTTCACCTCCGTTTCAAGAAGTCTGGGAAGAACTTGCTTGAGCTTCTCACATGTCTTTTCTACAAATGGGTTTGCGGGTGTGCCTGGGTGCATGCCTATGTCACGCATCAAGACTTTGCCTGACTTTGCATGGAAGAACCTTGGGTTGACAAGCCTCTTCCCTATTGCAGGCACGTAGCGGCCTGGAGAAGGTCTCGTCCAACAAATCACATACTTGGCATAGTCAACTGTTGGGCCAATCCTCGCCTCAGTATCCTCGATTTCGGCTCGAATGCTTGCTCTGAGACGGCCAGTCCTGACAGGAGCCTCTTCTTTCATAATCCGCACAGCAGTCTGAGCAACTTCCTGCAACACGCTTCTACGCAGTCTGCTAACTAAACGACCTAAAATTGGAATGCGACCCCACTTAACTCTTACAACGACTTCAGCCACCTGCAATCACCCTCAACAAGGCTAACACAGCTGCAAACAAAGCCCCGTTCATAGAAATCAAGAGAGTGAGCACCCACTTCGTGTTACCAGCTCTTCCATGCATGTAATCGTTGAGCTGGACGATTTGTCTCGACATCTTATCAATCTTCTGGTCGAGACACTTCCAGAGAGACTTAACTTCAGACATGTCTTCTTTGAGTGCATCGACAGTCGCTTCGAGTCTGGCCAATCTCTCGGCAAGCTCACTCATGAGCATCACCCTCAAACGACAAACAAAAAAATATGGGAGTGGATGTGGACGTCACTTACTTATTTACGCCCAGACACCCGTCACCTTACAGATTCTGCTCGACGTGGTCACGTCAGCGGAGTCAGGCACCACCCAAGTCTTGAAGAACCTTCTTATGATGTACTCCTGACCCACGCCAGGTATCCTGCGCTCCTCAACCAGAGGTATGCCCTCTGGCCTGAGGACGAAGTGCCTTGCAGTCTCCTCACCAGCGACGAGGCAGTACATCGTGTCTGTCAGCGTCTTGGTTGGATAGAACTTGACGCCATACGTATCCTGCATCCACTCAAGCAGGCTAGTACGTATGTTGGCTATGTCCTGGAGCTTCATTATCACTGTGTAGCAGTTGACTGGCATTACGAAGGCAACGTTCTTCATGTCGTCTATGGTGACGTCCTCAGCAGCCAACACTTTCTGCAGAGCGTTTATCATGTCTGCAGCAGGGTCGGCACCAGCAGCGTTCCAGGCAGCCGTGGCAGCTATCGTGTTTCCAGCAGCCGCCTCGATGGCCGCCTGTATCTCAGCGTCCTCAGCCTTAGCCATAGCCTCGGCCAGTCTCCTCACGCCAGCCCTGTACTGCTCCTTATCGAGCTGGCGCAGCCTGGCCATGTCAGTGATGACAAAGCGTCCCTCATACTTGTCGTACAGCGACACGTCGACGTGGCTCCAAGTGACTAGCTCAGGCGGAGCCTCAGTCTCAGGAGCTATAGGCCCAGCAACGTCAATCTTGCTCGGGAACTCATAGCGTATGTCAGGCTGCCTCAGCTCGACCGTCGGGACAACCTTGCCCCACACTAGCATTTCCTCGACTTTCTTGTAGATGACTTCTCTGATGACCTCTCTCTTTATTACGTCGCTTTCAGTGGCCACCTGCAGCTTTATCTTCTCAACTATCTCCTGGAGGTTCATTACAGCCTCACCAACAGAACCTTGAGGAGGCCAGTCTTGGTGCCCTCAGCAGGCGCATCCACAGCCTCGAGGGCAACGCCAACCACCAGGTCGTACTCTCTTACGACGCCGATTATCTCGTCGGTTATTGTCTCAGCTGTGGCAGCATCGTATGTGTCTGGCCAAGCAGTCGTTGTGTCACCCTCGACGAACTTGGTGACACGGCCAGCAGAGTGGGCGCCCTTCATGCCAACCCAGTCGCCAGGCTTAATGTCTTCTCCAACGCCTATCTCATACTGCACGTATGCCACGCCGTGCAGTACGACAGGCACATTCCTGTTAGCCTCGGCAACCTCGGTTATCGGGTTCTTGGTGTCCTTGAAAGCGACACCAAACGGGCGCTCGTCGGCTGCACACTTGTGTACTGTACCATCGTTGGCGAGAGCAAGGACGTAGCCCTTCTCGTCAAGAGCATCGGTGCACTTGAACGAAACCATTGTGCCTGGAAGATGTACTATCGCCATTCACATCACACCTCCACAAACCCAGGTCCAAACAGCTCCTCGACAACTTTCTTAACTTGCTGCTCGACGCTCTTCTCTGGGGAGAGCTCAAGCTTAGCAGGCGTTATGCGCTTGAGGCTCTCCAGGTAGCTCTCCAGCATCTTCAGCTGCATCTCAATGTCGTCAACGCCCTCAAGCAGCTTCGTAGCGTCGAACTTCTTGTCGAGCTTCTTTATCTCAGCAATGTAGGCCTCCTTGCGAGCCTCAAGTATAGAATTGTACTTCTTGAGGAGCTCGTCACGCTCTTTCCTGAGGTTCTCGAGCTCCTTCTGAAGCTCCTCGGAGGCCTCGCTTGCCTCGCCAGTGGCAGTCGGAGTGGGATACGGATACGGATACTTCTCCGATATCACATCCCAGAACTTCTGTATGTCTGCGTCAGAAAGGCCCATCTGCTTCAAAGCGTAGTCGACAGCAGCCACTGAAACCACAGTGGGCCTCGGCAGTGGGTAAGTGCCTACCTCCGCTTGAGTGACCACAGCCGAAGCCGTGGTCTCCTCACTCACTTTCTCCACCTCCTCTTCCTCTTCTGACGCACCGCTTTCCAGCTGCACAGGTGTCGCGCCTAAGAGGCGACACTCTGGGCAGGCTGGATTCGAGGTCAGGGCTACGGCGGTGCCACGTAGCCTTTCTGCCTCGAACCAGCCAGACTCAGGGCAGAACCTCTCCTCAATCTCAACCTCTGCAGAAAACGCATCGAGTTTGCCTGTTTCAATCAGCTCGCAGACTTTGGGGTCATAGACATAGCCAGAGAAGAGCAGTGAGCCACCATCGAAAGCAACTTCCGAAATGAAGCCACAGGCAAGCTGCTTCTCGTCTCCCTCGTCTATGGTGTGTGGATACACGATGGGCTTGCCGAGAAATGTCTCGCCGTATTTCTGCAGGACGTCAGCCGAGAAATGCACTGGTTTCCCTTCGAGGCCAGTGAAAGTACCTTCTGAGAGGAGAACTCCCTCTACCCTTAAGATTGGCCCCAGCTTCTTCCAAAGTAGCGGTGACTCAAAGGTTGCTTTGTACATCAATTACTTTTCTTTAAGGCAAATGTATTTTTGACTGAAGAAACGCTGGAATTCAAAGAAAAGAAAGAAGAAGAAAGCGTCACTTCGGTTGAGGCATTTCGGCTCTGGACAGAAGCCAAATGTCGGAATTGGGGTCTTCGCGGATAGCAGTCCAAAGCCCCTTCATCTTGCCGCTGTGGAACTGAATTCGCAGAAATGTGTCAGAAGCGGTGATGATGGAGCACTTGCCTTTGTCGGTGACTAAGATGTAAGCAGGCGTGTCTTTGGTTGGATTTCCAGGAGTACCAGGAGGAATGGTCTCTGCCTTCTTGAGGCCTTTCTTCATCCACTCGTGGTCTGGGCAGGGCTTCAAGTAGGCTGCCAGAGACTCGTTTTCAAGTGGGTCGTCGTAGCAGACGAAGTGCAGGTAAGGGCCTTCCTTTACATTCTCGATGCGTAAGTCCCAGTGAATGGCTGTGGGCCCAGCTCTGATGAGAGGCCTCTTAACCCACCAGTGTCTCTGCAGTACGAATGGAACGTTTTCGACTGGCTTAACGACAAACGAAGACAGCCTGACTCTGCCCTTCTTGATTGCCTCGACAAGAGCATCTCTGACTTCGAGACGCTTCTCTTCGTCTTTGAATCTCCAGTACTGGAACTCTTTTGGGATTTTCTTCTTGATGTCTGGAGGCAGTAGAGACACGCCTTGTGGAGGCACAAACCTCTTCTTGACTGCACGTCTGCTAAGCACGTATGGTGTCTGGTCTTTAGGCTTGCCGAATAGCCAGAGGAAGGCTGTCTTGGCCGTGGCAGGCTTTCTCCTCGGAATGAGACGTAGAACCCACCTGCCCTTGAGCTCCTTGCCTTCGATGAAGAGCTCTCTAAACCATGGAAACTGAACTCCAAGGTACAGCTTGCCTTTATCGAAGATGTAGAAGACACCTGGCTCGTATCGAGTGGCTCCAACAGAGCCTGGAGGCACAACGCCTTCGTATGTCAGCCACTCTCTTGGCTCGGGAGCTTTCTCAGCTGCAAACACTCTGACTGGAGACGGGTCGGGCTTAATCTTCATGTTCTCCCAGACAGACAGCTTCTTGGCTTGCTCGAGAGTTTCGACGTCTTCTTTGGCCACGCCCTTCTTCATGAGAGCGATTGTGAAGCCATCGAGAATCCTGCCTCCAGGCACACGCTCCCAACGAAGGTCTCCATGCGCTCCCTTGCCTCGCCAATGTATCTGCAAGACGAATTGACGAGGCTTGTCGTCCACTGGCCTAATCAAGATGTCCTCTTCTTCGATTTCTTCGAGCTCAACTGTCTTACGGCGAAGAACACCGACTTGGTTTGCAATTAACATAACTTCCTCGGCAGTGTCTGGCACATTCTGCTCTGGACGCACACCCACAATCTGGCAAAGGTAAACCCTGACTTGCTTCTTGCCAGTCTTCTCGTCAAAGTAGTAGAACAGCTCTTCAAACACAACCTCGACAATGGTGCCAGGCTTAAGCTTTCCCTTGTAGTTCATAGTCTTGCCAGCAACCATGTACTCTTCATCGCCCAGCTTGAAGGTTTCAGCTGCTTCCCAGCCCTTGGGAATCTTGAAGCCAATCGTGTATCGATAGATGCCCTTCTTCTTAGTTGGATGCACTTCGAGGATGATGGCGTGGGCAGTAGCTACTTTCTTGTACTTCCACCAGTGATAGCAAGCGCCAGTCAGAGGATACTCAGAGCCTGCATACTTGATGACGGCACCCTCAGATGCCTTGGCTTTGGAGACTTTCTTGACAAGTTTAATCATCTCGTCTGCATCATTGGCAACCCATGAAGGAGCAACGTTGAAGTGAGTGTCAATTGAGGGAGCATCGATGACAGACTGCTTGATTGGCAACAGCTCCAAGTATCGTCTTCGAACGCTGTATGGCTCATGGTGCAAGTCGCCTATCTGACAATTCAAGTCATGCTTGACAAGGTCTGGGTCAAAGAAGTAAACGATGTCAAACACGTTGGCAACGATGCCCGTGTCGTCTGGAGGCGTCTTAGCCATGAGGTAGGCTGCCACTTCTTCTCTGCCGATGTATTCGCCACTCTTAGTCCATTTCTCTGTGTCAGCAAGCAGAATGCACTTCTCAGGATACTTCCAAGACTGAATTTCCTCGACAAGGCCTGGCAGACGCTTTGTAACGTCGAATCCTCTCTCAGTGAAGACCTTCACTTTCTTGCCATCCTTGTGAATTTGCAAGACGACACCATCGTACTTCTTCTCGACGTGAACTGGAAACTCGTCGACGAGAAGCTTGAGCTCGTCTAATGAGTAGGCTACGCCAGGCCTGTGACCAATCTGTGGCTTCGCAAACAAGAAGAACCTGAAGAGCTTAATCTTGTCTTCCTCTCGAGTGACGAGAGCAGCTCTCTTGGCTTCCTCTGGCATCTCTTTACTCAGGTGGTAGTGTGTTTCCAAGAAGCCAAGCAAGTCTTCCATGTCGACTTTGCGTCTATACTTCGATGGAATGACAAGCAAGTCGTACAGCTCAACGTAGTCTGTGAATGGGCCACCATAATCGCCATACAAGAAGTGTAGTCTGCTTGAAAGTTCTGCTGGGAGCATGCGGCCGAGCCTGAACTCAAGTGGCACGTCTCTCTGTGGAATACGCTGTGGAAACAGTATCAAGACATCGATGTCGCCTCTCGTCTCTCCATGCTCGACGAGGCCTCCAACAAGCAGTATGAACGGCCTCTTCAAGTAGAATGGCTTGAACAGTGGAAGCACATCGTCAAGCTTGATTGGCTCGCCCTTTTCTGACTCAGGTCTAAACGAGTGTACAGGAGCCAAATCCAAGTCTCTTTCCAGGTGGAACTTCTTCGACAAGGCTTTGTAGAGAGGCGTGTCTGGAGATGGGTGGATGCCACGGCCTATCATCTCACGATAAACCTTGTATGCAATCTGAAGAACCTCGTCGACACTCCACTTGAGATGGCCTTCCTTGGCCTTGTTGAGCCAGGCAGCGCATTTAGCCCAGTAGTGAACCAGCTGCTCATCGTTCAACTCAGATGGGTCGAAAGTCTCGATGTCGAGTCGTCAGATATCTGGTGTTTGTCTCTCATGGCAGTGCGGATACGGTCAGCGTCGTATGGGCCTCGAGGCGGCTTCAAGACGATGATGCCATAGACTTTGTCGCCACTGACGAGGTAGAGAGGCCGTCCAACATACTTCATGAATTTCTTGGATTTGACGATGAGCGTCTTCTTGCCTTCTGCAATGAGTTGACCGTGAGGAGGAACCAAGTAGATGCCTGGAAGAGTCAAGGCTTCGAGCCTCACAACTGGCTTGTCATCCTCGAATGTAACTGTAGTGCCATCTTGAGCAGCCCAGACCTTAACTCCATACTCTTTGCCAAGCTTGAGAAGCTTAGAACGTAATTCTTGCTCGCGCATCTTCAAAGCCCATGAGCCAAAGTGAGTGAAGATTGCCTGCTTAATGCCAAGGTCTTGAAGCCAACGAAGCTGAGTTTTGATGCTTGCGTGACCAACTCTTACTTGAGGATACTTGTAGTTCTTGGGTTTACGCACAAGGTCTCTGTCGAGGGAAGAGCCATCGCCGATGTAGAGGTCAGCGTCTCTCAAGTGAACTATCTCTTGCTTGTTGATGTGGAGGACGTCAGGTGCATAGACTATCTTCTTGCCGCCCACGTACAAGACAAACACGTTTGCAGGGGCTTTAACGCTGTGCCAGCAAGGAACAGGAACGTAGTAGATGTCGCCCATCTTGTGTCGCTTCTTCAAGATACGGTCGAATAAGTGTACCTTGGCAGACTGGAGAGCCTCAATGTCTTTGGCCTTGTATGGCTCTTTGACGTCTTGAGGGCCTTCCCAGCAAGTCTTGGAGCAGTGGACGATGACATCCTTCAAGTCTTCAGGCTTGAGCTTGGCAAGCCCACCGATATGGTCTTCATGGGCGTGAGTGAGCAAGATGTAGTCAGGCTTGATACGTTGAAAGTCACCTCTTGTAAAAGCTTTGCCAAAGTCAATCAAGTATCGCTTCTTCTTGTATTCGATGAGAAGCGAGGCGTTCTTCTCGTGGTTCCACTCAGACTCTTCGATGTCGCCTTTCGTGCCAAGAAATGTAAGCTTCATGGCTTACCACCCACATGGACGCTGGAGGGATATACTATAGACAATCTTATAGCCAGCCACTTCATGTCTTCTGCCTCGCCTCCTTCGACTGAGGAGTCTCGGGACGCTCAGGCTGTGTACGCCTAACCTCCGATGCGAGAATTTGCCCTGGACTGCGAACAGTGCCTCCGTGTAGAGTCTCTTCAAGCAGCTCTTCTGGCACTTGAGGCGAGAAGCCAAGCATGGCCCTCAACTCGCTCTTCGAGAAGATGCCCAGCTGAGACAATATCGCAACAGTCCTCGCCTGCTCCCTCAAGAACAGCTCTGTGTAAACATCGACTGAAATCAAGTCGTACAAGTCGACGAAGTCGAGGCCAATCTTAGACTCGAGGTGCATGATGGCCACTTCAATCAGCTTCTGTCCTATGAGGTGTGCGAGGTGACGTGCTCTGTGGAAGAAGTAGGAGCTGACTACCAACTCAGTTGCAAATGTGCCTCCACGCAGGCCAGACACGGCACTTCTTGGCACGCCAATTGCCGCATAAATCGACTCGTCTATCTGCTGAAGGAGCTCATTCGGGTCAGTCCACTTCAATTTCGGCTCGACAATCTCAATCTCAACATCGTCTAACGTGATGAAGTCACGTTCAACTTCATGGAGTTTGAGTTGACTAGCGTACTCCTCTAAGGCTTTGACTGCAGCGGCCCTCGCCTTCTCGAGACGCTCTTCACGAGTCTTGCCACTGAACTTGTCTGGGTCGAAAGGCTCACTTGGCAACTTGTGGTGTCGACGAGGCACGTTTACGCTTCTCCAAAGCATGTCATTCAACAGGATAACGTGCTTCCATAAAAGCTTGGCGCGCAGAGGCTCAAGTGGAGAAACATTCCAGACTCCAAGCGTCCTCCTGCCAAGAATGTCATCGACTAACTCTATTCTGCCCCAGTTGAAGTGGACGCACTCAGACGCCTTGAAGACTTGCTGCTGGTCGTAGCCTTCATTCAAGACATAGTAGTTGACGACTTGAATTGGGTCTGTCTCCATCTTACCCGAGTCTGGATGGAATTTTTACTGCACCCCACAACTCTGGGTCGAGTCTCACCAAGTCTCTGTACAGCTCATATCTGTTCCGAGCACGTCTGAAAGCTGACTTCCAATCCCTTGCAAATAAACGCAGTTCCTCAGCCACTGGAAACACGATGACGGGTGCACCCAACTTGACTTTCTTCTCAGACATGCTACACACCTCTCACCAAACCAAAACAAACCCTCTCTTTGGGGATGGAGGTTGCCAGCCACAATGCATTCACAACTGCATCGGCAACGTCTTTCGAGCCTCCTCTTGGATGGTCAATCTTACCCGAAGGCTTTATGATAAGCTGCTCAAGCTCTCTCCTCAAAACTGGATGCTCGATGAGAACAGCCTTCTTGTTGTACAGGTACTCTTTAAGGCGGTCGTAGTCTGGCCGGCGTACAATATGGTTGTAAACGTGCACTCCTCTGATTTCAAGTTCTTTTTGAAGCTCAGCGAAGTGCCAAGTATCGAAGACGACGTGCTTGATGCCAAGCGTCTCGACAATCTTCAAGATGAGCTCCTTAATCTCGTATGGATTGATTTCTTTCTCTGGCTTGATTTGAGCCACACCATCGACGATAAACACATCGTCTTCCATGTGAGCCACGCAGAGCCCAAACGCATCGTGTTTGAGAGCAGGGTCGCCTGCCAAGACATAGTCGACAGGCTCAGGCTCAACTGGAATGCCGTCTCTAATCATCTCGATTATGTTTGGAGAGTCTTCCATTCTGAGCAGACTGGGGTCTCTGAAGTAGACTTGAACTGTCACCTGAGGGTCGGCGCCATAGTCACGCCAGGCACCAAGCGGGTCCCTCTCAAACTCATCTTTCAAGTCGTCAAACGAAATGTTGGGGTTCATCTCCCATGTAGCGTATTTAACTGTGAGTGTCTTGGAACTGGCGTTTCGAAACAGCTTCATCAAGATGTCAGCTGTGTGGCGAGGCGAGCCAACGATGAACCTGTGACCCTCTTCTTTGAATGTTCTGGTGGCCTTAGTTAGGGCTCGATAAACTTCGAGGCCACCTCTTGGGCCTTCAGTTTCTTCAAGCCTCGACATCTCGTCTATGCAGACGAACTTGGCTGTACGGCCAACCTCTGTGGCGCTGGAAGAGGAGACAGCCCTCACCATAAAGTTCTTCTCAGGGAAGAAGATGTAGTCGCTTCGCTCCAAGTAGCCGAACCACTCGAAGAAGGGGCTGTTGTGGAGGCGTGCTTTGAAAGAAGCCAAGACAGTGTCTTTGGCTTGTTCTTCTTTGGCTGCGGCCAACAAACCAAAGACTGGAGTGCCTCTTGCAAGGCCGTACTTTGCAATGTAGTCTTGAGTCAAGTACAGAAACGTTTCGTAAGCTGCGAAGAAGCTGAGGAGAGTCGTCTTGCCACTTCTCATCCCAGCCACTAAGACAAGCTCGTTGTAGTCTCCATTGTAGAAGTCTGTGACAATTTTCTTCGAGACAGGAAACAACTCGATGTTGAGGAAGTGTGGCTTTTGGAAGTAGAGTGGGTCGAGTTGGGCTTTCAAGATTTCACGTAGCCTCTCTTTTGGAGAAGCCGTCTCCCAGTTCATGACTCAGCCTCCAGGTAAGACAAGACTTTCTGTTTGCACTCAGGGCAGAGGAGAGTCAGTATGCCAGTCTCTAACTTGGTCATAACTGTGACATTAACAGAAGGCGCAGTCGAAATCTTCTTCTGGAGTTTGGCCAAGTCCATTATCAAGCCACGCATCTCCTTTACGAGAGCCGCTATCGACCTGATTGAAGTGTGGTCTGTGGGAAGAAGCATGAGCTCCCTGAACTTGACTTTGAGCTTGTCGAGCATGTATTGGAGACACTCCTGCAAGTCGTCAGGCAGCTCTTCTGGCTCAGCTTTCACGTGGTTCTTGATGTGGTACCAAAGCATCTTGTCTGATACGCCAAGCTTGGCAGCTGCCTCTGCAAGTGTCATTCTTCCAAGCAGGACTAAACGTGTGTAATAGTCGCCCTTTGGGTGCTCGCAGATTTTACAAGGCAACCTCCATCCGTGAGAGAGTTGGCAGGTGACTGTATATGTGGTTGAAGCCAGGTTGGATAAACATAATGATAGCCATAGACAATGTTTGGCGAGACGTGAGATGTGAGACGTGAGACCTGAGACGTGTGAGATGAGATGTGAGACGTGTGGTGTGGGTGACTGCTCCACAAAAGGCGTGTTTTAATTTTGACATTTTCGTAAAAATACACATTCAACTACAAACACATTAACAACACAACATATCACAAATTACACATCTCAACAACTCACTCAATCTCAACTCTCACACTTTCAACAATCAACCAATTAACAAATCAACACATCAACATTCAAACACTCTCAACCTCAAACAAATCAACATTCAAACATACACAAATTTCTACATTAACAACTCTCAACAACCCAAACAATCAACACATCTAACTTTCTTCATACTCAACTTTCACTCATTCACAATTTCACAAACTCAACTTCACAAACAACAACTCTCACAATCAACAATCAACACATTTTCTATTACAAACACACAACATTCAATTATCACAAAAA